TTTTTCCAGTCTCACATGTCGTGGCTCTCTAAGCGCCTGTCAAGCCTGTCACAATAATCACCCAAAGCTTTTATACCATTACTCAGGTTTTCAATCGTTTTACACAAAGCTTGAATATGCTCTAAGGTTTTCTCCTGGACCTGCTCCTGGCGTTTCACTTTGTCCTCTAAGAACTCAATTTTGCCAATCAATTTGCCCACTTCGTAGTGGAGATTGAGCACGCTCTCGTCATTTTGGGCAGGTATTTTACTTTTGCTCATCTCTGTACTTCTCCTCTTCTTCTAATTCACGGTTATAGCAAGTCTCACACACAGCGTAGCTCATGCCAGCCTCATTATGGATAAAGCGGGAAGCGTACATGTCTCCAAAGGTGAACTGCACCCCGCACTCTGCACACGAAGCTTTCTCGTCTAGCCCCACTAGCAACACAGAGCCGACGGGCAGCAGATATTCATAGTACTTCCGCGTCTTCGGGTGCCACTTTCTAGCCTTTTTGTCAGTTTTCAAGATTTCCTCAAGCACTTCCTTTCCCTTTCTTTAACAGTTTATTGTTCACTTTCTCGGTGATTTCCACTGGGTTTTTCCACTCTATGGAGAAAAACCCGTCGCCCTCGTCTTCTGGTAAGAACCAGCGAGCGTTCTCCAAATCTTTCAGCGAGTACTTGGTCGTAGAATATTCATCGACAGTCATGCTCTTCCACTTAGATGGGTCTGCCAAATCTCTCAAGGTCATCTTGTCGTCCTCGGAGTGGTCAGCATAAACGCCGTAGCCTCTCTTTAGCTTCGTCTCGTCAATGTCCGCGACCACACAGAACTTGGTGGTCGCGACTGAGCATAAATATCGAGCTATGTTGTAGATTGTGTCGTCTTTCAACTCGTCAATCGGTGTGAAGCAGAAGCCGATAGAATCCGTCTTAGATTTATCTTCCTCTTTATGGTTCTTGGTGTTCTCCAGCTCTTTGCCGTCTATTAAACCAAGGAACTCAGAGAATGACATAAACCGCACGACCTTAATCATCTGAAACACCCCCCTAATACCTCATCTAAAGCCCCCAGACTGTCTTTTAGGTCGGATACGGGGATTTTATACAGAAACACAAATTCGTTGTTCTCAGACGGCTCTAGCGGGTATTTAACGACATCCTTTCCTTTGATGTACAAAGGTTTTGGATAATACGGCTCGTCATTATCTTTGCGTCGCGCCAAGATACGTATCTCGCACACTATCGCAATCTTTGACGGGTGAAGCATTATGAACAGCTCTTTGTCAATCTTTATAGGAGCTTTGATAACTGTAATAGACAGTTCTTTCGCGGCGTTACTCATTCGGTGTCTCTCCAGCGTTTATCTTTCTTTCTCGGATTGCCCCCTCATTTTTGCCATCATCTGTCCACTTGAGCTTTCGCATAATCACCTTAGACGTTATAAAACCAGCACGTAGCTTTGTTTTAGAGTTTGCCTTTTCATAAGCAAACTTATGAACCAGTTTGAAGTCCTTAAACCACCGCTCCAGTTGGTCTGGGTGCAATTCCAACAGGTCTTGTAAAGTTTCAAGCTCGTAAGTTTCGTTAGTAGGTTTCATTTTTAACCTCTTTCTTCTTAGATTTACCTCTTTTACTGATAAAACCGCCCTTTTTACCAACAATCTTAGCCCTCTGTCGTCCAGTTAAGCCATCATCACCGATTACTTCGGAAGCAAAGCCGCCAGTCGTGGAAGCCATCCCTCCAAGCCGACCGATATCACGGTAGAAGTTTGGGTTTTTCGCTAGGTTAGTAGCTTTGGCTTTCAGCCCGCCTGATTTGTTGCCAGCCATCTTATTCACCCTCCTTTTCAGCAGCCATCTTTTTGAACTCGACTGCGAACTCTGCTGCTTGAGCCATCATCGCCACAGCCAAAACCGTCCTCAGTTGTTTTTTAGACAGATTGAAGTCTTTACACAGCGCGTAACCGTCGATTTTCGGTGGTTTGTATGAGTTCACTTCGCCATTCTCTTTATCAAAGACTAAGTATGCTTCAGGTCGTGTGTTGCCAAAATCCCCAATCTGCAGCTTATCCATTTCCTCTATGAAACGGCAAGCCAAAGCGCTACATTGCACGCAGTTCATAGAATCAATCTCTGTGTGAATCTGTTTTTTCATAGCGTTCTCACCGCCTGTTAAAAGTTCCAGTATCTCCTCTGGAGACATTCCTCTAAGATTACCAGTCATGTGTTTTCAACCTTTCTAGTTCAACCTTGAACCATGATTTTAGTTTAGTTAGTAAGTTAGTTAGTTTCGTCATCACCGTAAATCCTTTCAGCAATTTTAGCAATTGTAGTGGCGTTCATTCTCGCCAGAGCATGTTTCTTGCGTTTCACTTCCATCTTGGTTGCAACTTTCTCTTTCAGTTCGTCGCCAGACAGTCCCATATTCCTGTATTTCACGAGTAGTTTATTATAGAGCTTGCCCTCGTCAAAGCACCAAGGCAGTCGCCACGACGACAGCACGGCGTTTATGAACTTTTCCTGTTTCGTGTCTGATTTTGGCTCTTGCATTTCTTCTTTCCTTTCTCTATCAATTCTTTAGATTTTATTAGGTTTATGAGGTGGTAGGTTTTCTCCTTTCTGTCTACGAAATAGACGTATTCTGGGTTAATCATGACAGCTTGTAAAGCGATTATTAAGTCATCGACCATGTAGTTTTTCGGAAGTATAACAGAACAGTTTCGCGACGGCTTTTGGTTGGCGCGCGGAACTATCACGGTTGGTCTTTTGAAGCGGTAATGTGAGTACAGGAAAGAGTACAAGCCGATACTATAGCCATCAGAGTACATCGTAGCTATCATAGGGTCTTTAAGAGACAGTTTCATCTTCCTCAGCTCAACTTTGGATATCACATCAACCGTTTTCATCTATCCGATTACTCCCTCTTCACCTCGAGCTTGTCTCAGCAGAGCCTCAAGGAACAGTTGCGAGGCAGTTCGGTCGGAATGAAGATGTACCACCGCGTCTTTATTGTTTTCAATGATTGCCTTTGCCTTTTTCGCAGAGGTGGTTTTGACAGTAATTGCGATACCGTTAGACAAGAACCGTATCTGGTAAAGCTCTTTGAAGTTTATTCTCTTGTCGCGTTTGACAAGCACCTCTTTTTTAAGACCTCCCACGGCTCTTACCTTAATTTTATTTATTGAGACTTTTTTTCCGTAGCTCATTTTCTTCTCCTTTCAGAGGTTGATTTAATATTTGCCCGTTCTTTCGATTTATTCAAAGAACAGTTGATTGATTGTAATAGCATCCAGGAAACCGTCAGAGACGATTTTAGCGCGTCTGTTGATTTCCTGGAGAATTTGTCGCATTTCTATTTTCAAAGCCGTAGGAGCGCTCACAAAGCTGTTGTAGCCATCATTCTCAAGCTCATCACGTATAATGTCGATGAGTTCAAACAGCTCCTCCTGTGTTAATTCGGTTATAGAGTGATTGTTATAGTAATTGTTCATTACCTTTGCCCCTTTCAGGTATTAAAATGGTTATGTTATAAGTATAATCTGATTATGCTTATGTTGTCAATGCCAATATTTAGTAATCCTCCTTTTTTAGCTCATCAGGTGTTTTGCTATGATATAAATAACCAACGTCTTTGATTTTAAGGTCTCTCGCGTTATATTCCACACCGTCGATTGTCATAGTCTCACCGCCAGCAAGTAACACAGATTCTAGGCGGTTCTTCTCGTCATAACCGATAGTTTTGATTAGCTTTTCATTGTGATAGATTTCGTATTTCTCTACAAACATTTTCGTTTATCCTCCGTATGAGTTTAAGTTTTATATGTAACCGAATGGTTATGTTATTAGTATACATAACCGTGCTTACGTTGTCAATGGTTTTATGCTTATTTTTCTATATTTTTCTGTCTACCTCAGCTAGAGTTGTGGAAAACTCGCACAAAAAAGAGACTCTCACCAGAAAAAGAGTCTCAACAATGGAGTATTAGATAGTTAGGCTACCAAATCTAGCTATCCACTTTCCATTATACATTATTATTATTATTTTCTAATAACTTGTCCAGGATAGATTAAGCCTCGGTTGGCTATTCCGTTTCTGTTAGCCAGTCCCTGGGCATACCCTGAATTACCGTATAAGCCGTTTACAGAGCGATACCAGCCATTTCTGAGTGCAATACCACCCAGAGTGTCCCCACGCTTCACAACGTACGCTGATAAGCTTACAGAGGGTGCTACGGGTGTTTGGACACGTGGGTAAGTCGTTGCTACACGTGAGTTGACGGCTGCTTGAACTTCGGCTGGGTTGTAGCCCGCTGCCTGTAACCGCGCCACACGGTCGCTACCAGTACCGTACGCTCCCCTGAGAACGTCTGCCACGACTTGGTCATTCACTGGTTTTGAGTTGTTCGCCTGTGGTGCTGGTGCGCTCGGCGCGCTGTTGTTGCCTGCCCAGATGTTCGGGCGGTAGTAGCCGATAATCGAGTTGCGGTAGCCGCCTAAATCCATTAAATTAAAGGCGTTACCGACGTAGATATTGCCTGAGCCTTGGTTCTGTCCAAAGAACTTGCCCTGATAGTACATAGCGACGTGTCCGTACGTTCCGCCGCCAAAGATTGCCCAGTCGCCGTCTTTCATACCAGCTTGCCCACCGTGCCAGGTAAAGCCTAACGCTTGGATTTCGCCGACTTGGTTGGCGTATCCGCTCGCTCCGCCCGTCCTAGTCGCCACGACACGTCCTGAGAGACTGAACATAAACTGCTTAAAGCCTGCTACGCACTGCATGCCGTAGCCCTCGTTAAAACCCCTACCGTTCATGGCGTTCACAAACGCCGCAGGACTAGACAGGTCGGTCTTGTAATACACGCCCGACCCCATCTGCGCTAACTCTTTATCTACAGGGTCGCAACCCGACCCTTTATCCTGTGGTACGTCTAGTCCCATGATGCCAGCAATCGCCGTCTCACGCTTTTTAGCTAGCTCACACAAGGCTTTTTCGGTAGACTTTGAGTATTTCGCTTTTGAGCCGTCCAGAGTGATACTGCCGTCTTCTGCGGGCTTGCCTATGATTAAAAACACAGATGACACGATGATAACGCTTGCAACTACTAAAGCGTCCAGCCGATTGATAGCGATTTCTTTTAATCTAGAAGCTAATTTCTTCATAATTAAGCCTCCGTCTTGTCAGTTTCTTTTGCTTGCTTCTTGTCTTGGTTGTTCTTTTGGTTGGTAACACCTAAGAAGTAGACATTCACGCCACCAGCTACCAACAAAGCTGTCGCTGTCAATTGTTTTGCGATTGCCTGGAAGCCCCAGATATCACCAAGACCCTGGATGATGAACGCGCCGAACGCCAATAATCCTACCGCGATTGACAGTTTACGAGTTGTCTTTTTTTCTAATTCCATTTTTGTTCTCCTTTTCTTTTTATTTCTATTATGGTCTAAAAAACTTATCAAGTCCATAGCTTGACAGCACCATCATTACCAAGCCAATTATTACCACCGCGGTAACATTTTTGTAAATCCTCTTTTCTGTCCCCTCGATAGTGTCTAACCTGTCCTCGTGGTCGTTTATTTTACTATTTAGAAACTCATGTTCTTTGGCATGTAGTTCCACATAAGCTTGTAAAGACTGAGGTGTTACCATCTGCATTTCTGCGATTGCTTTCTCAAGTTTCGTCATTCTCTGAGCTAAGCTTGAAAGCCCTTCCGAAAGCACTGCTACTTTCTTGTCAATTTCATGAAGCAGCTCTGAATTTGTCTGTTTTGCCATATTCCTCTTTCTTTTCTGTTTTTATTTTTAGTTCACATTGTAATATATGACGACCTTAGCCATAAAGATATCGACGAAGCAACTGTGTTTTGAATTGATACAACACTACCTTTATTTATCGGAATTGTTACAGTTCCAGAGCCAGAGATATAGCCGACAATCGCGCCGTTTACTAAAACATTAATTTTATTGGTTGCGTCGCTAGCAGAAATCATTGCCATAGCTCTCTTATCAAGGGGGTATGTCAAAACAACAGTATCTACATTTCTTGGAAGCGTTACGCCTTTATTCTCGACTTGGACTAAAGAGCCAAACTGCATTGTTGTAAAATCTATATTGTCAGCCTTTACGGTTTCTCGAGCAAGTTTGCTGCCAACTATCGAGGCGTCTGCTATATAATTCCCGCTAAAAGGAAGTCCTACTAGCTTTCTCATGTCTATAATCATTGACTGGGCAAGTGATGTAGAGTTAGCACCGACACGAACTCGACCCAAGATTATGTACGGGTTAGTCGCACCCACTCCAGACTGAATGACTGAAGCTGGTGGGTCTTGCGGTGAAGCCGCTGGCGTTCCAGCAATCTCTTTAATCTTGAAAATGCCGTTGATGTTGTCCACAACTGTAGTCGTCGGTGCGACCGCTTTATCTATATAACCTACAATCAATGAGTTTCGTGATAAAGACGGCGATGCTGCCGCCAAAGTTATAGTTTCATCTGCGTCTGCCTGAACCATGTGTCCGTAGCCAAGCCCAGTGTCGATATTGCCTGTGCCAGGTTTTACAATCACTTTAAGACCCGTTCCATCAGGGGCTGTAACATTTAGTCCATTTGCCACTGAAGTGCCGTACAGAGCGTTTATGAAGGCTGAGAGAGCGGCTTGTGAGTGCCTACCCCCGTTCATATTGAATACTTTTCGTGTCATTTTTGTTCTCCTTTTCTTTTCTCTATCATATCAGCGTCAAGCTGCCCTTTCCAGTAGATAACGCATAAAACTTTATTCTGTGCGTCGTCTGCTTATCTCCTGATGACAATGTAAGTTTCACAGCAAAGTCTTGATAGTCTTGCTCTGAGGTTGACGGCTTTCTAAGTATAAGAATGTCTGGCACTGGCGGGTACTGCGATGAGGTCTTGACCTCGTGATTTTCAGCGATTTTGAAACAAGCCGGTTGCTTTCTGCCTCGCGTGTTCTGCGGTGTGAACCTAGCAGTGTAGTTATACTCTTGTCTAAACGCGCCCGGTGGTAAGGTGATTTCTACGTCCCATATGTTTACTGTTTGCGACTTGAACGTCCGCACCGCGTCAGAGCCTACAATTTGATTACCCTTTAATTCATTAAAGTCCGTCTCAAGCTCTTTGACTATAGACATTAGGTCATTGTCTTCGTTTAATCTGCTCATTTTATGAATACCTCTCTGCCCAGATTGTAACAGGAGCGTTAGCCGTTACCGTAGCTCTGATGTTAAACGTATAGCCAGTGGCTGGGTTACCGAAAACAGGCACGAACCAAGCCATAAAGTCCGCGCCGTACCTAGTCGGGTCTAGCGGGAACGAAAACGGATATATATCTTCTGTAGCTCGGTCAACTTCAATCGCTATGTCTGCCACTAAGTCTATCCCCTCAGACTGCACGTAAAATATGGCAGCTCCCCATTTACTGCCAGGGGTTTGTCCGCTCTTATCGCACGTGATAGAGATGTCCCAAGGATTACCCGACATCTGAGGATACGTCATAATCTGGTTTGAGCCTATGAACTGGCGGCTCTTCAGCTCGTCTCTTTCTCTTAGTAAAATGCGTAGACGCTCTATCAAACTATTGTCGTTTCTGTAAATCATCTTCCCCTCCTAGAGATTACGGTAGCTTTTTACCATCATCCTTAACTGCCCTTTATCTGTACTCCTCACAAAAAACCGAAACTTCAGACTTATACCTTGCCCCTGCGGTGTCCCCCAGTAAAATGACGACTTCCACCTGTACACTGGCTTCTGCAAAGAATAGTTGGTCAAATCGTTTTGGTAGTTTAACTTGCTGTTGGCTATTATTGAAGCCCTTCCGACAACCGCAGCCATACAGATACCAAAGTTCGGATTGTAAGATGGCTGTAACCTCACAGAATTGTTCAGCAGGGCGTCCAAATATGGTATTACGACAGGATTATCCTGATTGAGCGGGCGGAACTCACAAGTAACTTCTATAGTGTTGAGGAAGCCAGCAGGTGTAGCTGGCAGATTGACAGTGTCAGTAGTGGTCACCACTTCGTTAAAATCTGTATACTCGAAGAATTGCCAATCTGTATCCTTTGGGTTCAGATACGTTTTTACTCCTGATTTATTAGAGGTCGGCTGAGGAGTTACCTTGAGGTCTATCAATTTAGCCTCCAGAGCAGCAATCCGCCTCTGTAGGTGCATCTCCTCCATCTCGTTTAGTCTGTTCACTACCCCTCCTCTTGTTGAGCTATGATGTCGTCGATGTTGATATCGTCAAAGATAATATTAACTGTCTCTGCGTCGTTATCGTTAACCGAACACTCGATTTTTTCAATCCTGTAATAGCCTTTAATGTGAGATAACGACTTGAACCCGCCAAGTTCTGCGTAAATAGTGTCGCCTATCCCTACGTCGTTGAGGTCTAATATCCCGTCATGAACTGTAAACGATGGAAGCTCTCGCGGGTCTTTCACGGCTTCAAGCACGCCGTTCACGTGTTCTTGTAGAGTGGACAGTCGCTCCACTGAATTGTACGTAACAACTTTCTCTCGACGGTAGAACTCTTGCATAGAGCTGTAATCGCGTGAGAACGCCTGTATAGCGTCGTCTCCGTTCCCTGACCCATATCCTTGTATAAAGTTGAAAAGCGTGTCTCCGCGCCTCTCAAAGGCAAATGAGTCTACATTCTCTGGATACACCAAACGAATATCAGGGCGATAGTTTCCCAAAGCCTCGTATGAGTGGAACGTCTTGTCCGCGTCGAACTTAATATCAGGTCCTTTAATCACGTTGGTCATTTGCTGGATAAAATCCTTGACGTTCTTCTTCGTAAAATGTCGGTCGCGCTTCATTCCCTGAGTTACGTGTCCTTTTTTAATCCCAAAATTACTCCCAGTCTTTGCCTGGACTTGCTCAATCACTCCCCAAAGTATCTCGCCTTGCCAAGTATTGTCGTAGTCAATCGTTAAATACTGGTCTTTCAGATAGTTCAAGTATCCTGTACAAGAGACTGTCAATTTGACGGAAGCTCCGTTTGGTGAGTAACCAAACTTGATGATGTTAGCTCCGAATAGATATTTCCCCTCTCTCTTTACCCTGATGTCTGTGGACAGAATATCCATGAATGAAAAGGGATTGTCTATCACTCCAATCTTCTCTATGTATTCTTCATATTCAGCTAAGTCCATATCAAACTCTAACACTTCATGGGCGTTTCTCTGCATAGTCCACTTTAAGTTAGAGCAAAGATGGCGGATATCTCCCAATAAGATACCGTTCTTGCTCCATACCTCGATTTCATACCTGCTCATCTAAATACCTAAGAACCCTGACTGGTATCGAACCTCAGCTTTTGTATTCTCAGACCCTATGTCAGTCTGCACTTCCATCACGTTCATTCCTGGGATAAGTCCGAAGAACGTCGAACCCTCATACTGCAATGCATAGATGTTCAATCCGTTGTGGGTGATAGTCTTATTTCGCATGTCGATTATCAGCTTGTCGCCCTTTAACACGGTAACCATCACCTGCATAAACTTGTTCGTAGTGCGGTTGATTATCTTGGGGTTAGTCGCTGGAGTAGTGATAGTGATAATCGGATAAACCGTTTCGTTTCCCGAGTTGGTTACGACAGACGGCTCGCTTCCCGCTGAGATATCAAAAGGAATATCAAATGGAATATCGAAGCCTCCGTCTATCGTCTTGCTGATGATGGCCAGTAATTCTCCAGATGAGTTGTCATAGAACAGCGGGTCTTCGGATAGTAAATCAATCTTCCACTTGGCTATGTTCAATTCGCGGTTGATAGGCATTTGGTTAGCCATGACGAATACTTCAGTGGCGAACTCCATGCCAGCGTATGTGATGATACGAAGCTTCAGTCTTTTCCTCTGTAACACGCTCACAAGCTCTCTACGCTTGTTTTCCACGTCAATCGGCTCTCCACCAAAGATACGACCCTGGAAGCTGATATAACGCCCCTCATACAGCTGTCGGGACACCCACGAACCGTCTCTACCCTGATTTACACCAGTGGCTGAGCGAATGTTTGGCAGTCCTGATACGCCCTCAATCGGCTCGTCTAAGTACATAAGGTTCTCTGCACTGTTTAGTTCAAAATCGTCTAGGTATACTCTCATCTTTCCCTCCTTTTCCGTCCTATGCTTGGCTCACTAAGTATCCAATTCTCGACGCCAGTTGATACACGTCGGTGTCTTTGTAAATCTTTGCGTCTATGTTGATATTAATGTCGCCTCTCTTTTGATTATTCTCCAGATATTGAGCGGTTCTCTCGGCTGGCATAACCTTTGAGCCTCTCGGAAGAGTAACCATCTCAGGTCCGTTCTCACCGACTAAGTATCGACCGCCTTCCGCGTGTTCCGTACCCTTTGCTAGCCTACCGAAATGGACGTTGCCGATGTGATGAATTCTGACGCCAGGAACATTATTGATAACACTAATTGCACCGTTAATCATATTGATAAAACCGTTAATAGCGCTCTCTGCTGTCTGAAGTACTGCATTAACAGCCCCTCTCACCGCACCAGAGATAGCGTTACCGACTGCGATACCGACCCCAGTGAACGTGTTGACTATGCTATGCCAAATACCACGAAAGAATGAGGCTACCGGTGCGAAGATATTTCTAATTATTGCCCATGCTGTGGAGAACACTCTAGAGAAGTAGCCAACGACTGCCGAGAATATACCAGCGATACCTGCCCAAATACCACCAAAGAACCCTACGGCTGCGTTCCAGACGCCACATATCGCAGCCCAAGCCTCTCTAAATCTGTCTCCGAACCACGTACCAACTACTGTGAAGATTGCTACAATACCATTCCATAATCCTAGGAAGAACTCTGTGAGGGCGCTCCATATTATCTTTATTGCCTCCCAAGCTTCTCTGAATCTATCACCAAACCACTGGACGACAGGTGAGAATATTTCGACGATGCTGTTCCAGAGACCGACAAAGAACTCGCCTACCGCAGTTGCTACAGTGGTGAGAAAAGCCTTTATTTCGTCCCAGTGCTGAATAATTAAGCCAAGTAGAAGAGAGAACGGCAAGAACATCACTGCTAATATTGTAGGTCCCCACTCTTTGAGCCAGTTGACGACACCGTTGAATACCTCTTTTACTCCGTCCCACATGCCCTTAAAGAAATTTGAGATACCGTTCCACAAGTTCTTAAAGAAATTGATGGTATTGTCCCAAGCATCCTTAAACCACTTCACGAACCCGTTTACACCATTCTTAATGCCCTCCCAAATGCCTATAAAGAAGTTCCTGAACCCCTCCACGTTATTCCAGAGCCAGATAAACGCAGCGACTAACGCTGTAATGGCGATGACAATAAGTCCAATTGGGTTAGTAGCGAATGCAATTCCTAGTCTCACCACCTGGATTGTCGCATTTTTAACCGCACCAGCCATTACACCGAATGCAGTACCGATTTTAGCAGAGGCGACCCCCTGAGAAGCACCTTTAATTCCCTCCATGCCTAGCTTAAAGCCCTCGGCTGCTGTCTTACAACTCAAGAATGCCCCGTGTAAGCCCTTCACAACGCCTATAACGACTTCTATCGTCTTAAGGCTCTTCGCTGCCACCTTTAACGCTACAAACGCCCCAGCAGCGATTTTAGCAGCTAACACGACCTTATCAAAGTTATGGCTCAACCATTTAAGAGCGTCAAGTATTTTAGGTATGACTTCCTCTGCTAGTTTCGCCAACTGGTCGCCCAGGTCTTTCATCGCCTGTTTCATCTCGGGCTTGTTCATTTCTGCGGTCAAATCGCGGATTAAGTTCATCAATCTGTCGCCCGCCCCGCCAGCAATGAACTTGTTAGTGTCGGCGTCCACACCCAAAATCTGCATACCCAAATTACGAAAAGCAGACTGCACACGGATTAAAGCACCGTCGATAGTGTTAGCACGTCCCTCCAAGAGGCTGTCCGGCAAGGCTTTATCCAAGGCTTTGAACAACTCTTCACTTGTGATTTTCGTACCCCTAAGAGACTTATCAAGACCGATACCTCGTTCAATAAGCATGTCGAAGGTTACCGCGTCCAGTTTTCCAGTCGCAGCGACGCGTCCAATGATTGATGACAATTCTTGGAATGAAGTCTTTCCTAAAGACACGCCCTTGGACAGGATTTTCACTTTATCTACCAATGTATTCGTCTCTTGACCGTACATCTTAAGAGTAGAAGCGGCGGCGAATAAGTCTGAGCGGTTAAAAAGCACACCAGTGTCGCTACGGGCGTACTTCACCAAACCCTGCAAGACCTTATTGACGGCGTTTCCGTCCTTCTCATAGGCTTTCAGAGCGTACGAAGCGTTCTCTACGTTCCTCACCTGCTCAAAGGCTGCTTTACCCATTGCTAGAAAGCCAGCAGAGCCTGTGATAGCCACTCCTGCAATACCTTTCAAAAATGAGCCTACTCTTGAGGCTGCGTTGTCCAGCCCAGTAGACACTCTTGATAACCCAGACTGAGTGTTAGTCAAAAAATCTCTAAACGACTTGTGAGCGTTCCCTGCTGCCGTCTGTTGACGCTTAAAACTCGCCTCCACCTCGTTAGTGGCTGATTTAGAGGCAGCCGCCAACCTGGCAAAGACTTCTGAGGCACTATCGTGTGCTGAGATGATGATTTTGACGCTGTTGTTACTTGCCATGTTTGTTCTCTTTTTGTTCTCTTTTTATCGCTGTTTCTGTTCAGCCCTCTTTTGTTCTAGTTTATCACGCTCATCTTGCAGCTTCCAGATATACAAAGCCCGCTCCACTTCCTCGTACGGCTCTTGTAAATACTCCTGATATGACAATCCAAGGCGTTCTCGATAGATTACGCCCTGGACTTCTTGAGCAAACTCTGGGGGGATTTCAACACCTCTTAGGATAGCGCTTCTGTACCAGCTGCGACGCTCATTGGCTCTAGTGCGCCGTTCTGAGCCGTCGCTGAAGCTTTTGGGTCAAAGTCTTTTCCTACTAAAACAGAGAAAATCTCGGTAACTACTATGAATGGCAGCTCATCGATATCTTCCACTTGCATGTCTACCAGTTCCTTGCCGGTTTCGGTCTCGATATAGACCTTCCCTCGTACGAACTTCTTCTTTGCCCACTCTAGCGTTTGAGCGGACAGTTGAGCTTTGTCTGCCTCGTCAAGGTTTGAGTTGGCGAACTCTGCCATGTCTTTGGTCAGCATTGGTGAGACGATGATGTAAGCTCCGTCCCAGCCTTCAATCAATTTGCTGATATCTACTTTCTTATTAAGTGCTAAACGTCCCATAGTCCCTCCTTATTCTTACTTATTAGGCGTTGTAGTCTGCTTTAGTGTTGGTCAGAACCGCCTCGATTGCTTTGCCCTTGGTTGCGTCTAGTTCAATGCTGAACGATAACGTCTGTTCAATAACTGCATCTAAGTCGTTTGATGTACTCCACTCACTCACACGAACCTTTGGCGCTTTAATCTTCAAACCTGGGTGAGACTTCGTGCCAATCTGCACCTGTTTGTTCTCGATGTTCACTTCCATAGCTTGGGCGGTGTTGTTGTAGTACTTGTTCTCCCAGTCTTGGTTGGTGTAAATCAGCACCATTTCGCCTGTAAGCTCATATGCACCTGTGTGAATGTCTGTGATGTCGATAGAGTCGTTACATGCCAAGTATGTGGTTGCATTGCGGTTCAGCGTTATCTTGAAGCTCTTACATGCCACTGGGGCTGCGGTTGCTAATCCTGCCTCGTCGTTTGCCATCTTGACTGATAAGTTACGGCTCGTGAACTCGTTCTCCTCGATAAATGCTACGGTGTTTGAAGTGTCTGTACCCATCTTTGCTAAGATGTCGCAGTTCACTTTTACCCAGTCGCCAGCTTCCACTGACAGTTCCATTTGGCTCAAAGTACCAAGAGCGTGGCGACGGTCAGAGTTAGGGTCTTTCCGCGCAATAGTCATGGTCGGTGGCGTTTGTAGCTGATTGACAGTAAATGAGTGTTCGTACACGGTAGCGTCGTCCGCTTTCTTCTTTGAACTTATTGTGCCAAAGATGTTAGCTAACAGATAGCCGACGCCTATGTCCGTTACTTTGCCCTCCAACTGCCCCTCTGCCCACTGAGACACGATTGCTGAGTCGTTAATCTTCTCGACGCGTCCCATCGCACTTTCGTTTTGAATAGCCGTGGTTTTACGTCCAAAGCTCAATGATAAATGCCTAAACCAGTAGCTCGGTGCTACCGCTGTGCCTCGGGTGGTTTCAGTTCCTACTCCGACTGATACTCGCCTACCAATAAACTCTGCCATTACTTGTTCTCCTTTTGTTCGTTTTTATCTTCTTGATTGTCTTTTTGATTGATTGCTTGTTCTAAGTTTTCTGCTTCTACCACTTTGCCAGTCTCTGGCATAAAGTATTTCCGTTTAGGTGTGATTACTTCTTGTGGAATGTCTTTCTTTTTCTTTTCTTCCATGTTTCTCTTTCCTTTTCTTATCCTTATCTTACTACACTTTGCGGGAATATTTAACAGTTACAGTCATTCTAAATATCAGATTGATACCGTTGTTCATCTCTAGTAACTCGTAGCCACCGTACGTTACTTGAGTTTGTAAGACGTTCACCAGGTTTTCCCAGTCGTACTCTTGGAGTTTGTCCATGATGAGGTCTTGTAAATCATACATGGTGTTGTACGCCTCTTCCTCGCTCTCTGGGGTCTCGGTCATTTCTATGTGGGTCAAGAGGGTGAACTTCGCCATTCTCTCGTCGCTACGGTTGGTCTCGGTCTCATTGTCTACATCATCTGGCAAGACACGGATTGAGGGGTAAGCCTCGAACACCTGGAAGCTTGAGCCTGCTACCTCCTGGATTTCCGTTCCGTTCTCTGTAGGCTTGAGAGTTTTCAAAGCTCGCACCAGTGAGTTCTTGATATCTTTGGTTATGAACTGCATATTTCTCCTTTCACAATATCTTTTCTATAATTCTATTCATTCCACGGTTAAAGTCGTCTAGTACTTCACCGTCTACGTCCAACAGCGTCCTCTTGAGATACGGGTGCGGTCTCGTCCCTCTCTTGGCTATCGCTCTCTGCATTGCATAAGGATTGATACCCTTCATTCTTGACCACTGGTACAAGGGCGTGCCTCTTTTCACAGACACCCAGTGCGGTCTCGTTCCGTATTCATGGGGGGCAGCGTGTTTTGCTGCTGGATACACTGAGACAGTCAAAAAGTTCTCGAACGTGTATCTGATCGACTTCCTGAGTTCTCCCGAAACGCCTACATTCACTCTTCTCCGCATAATCCCCTGGGTTTGGATACCAGCACGCTCCAACATTGAGTGCGTTCCCTGCTTAATAGTGTCTGGGGCGCGTTTTAAGGCTGTTTGAAAGGCTCTGTCGTCAATCTTAACCCGCATATCATTTTCCCTCTGCGGACGTACAGGTAAGCTCTAAATGGCTCACAGGTGGCTGATTGATATACCGCTTAATACCCTGCACGTACATCGTCATGCCTATCACTTCCAACTTATCGCCTGATTTCATGTCTACGTCCACGTCGCAGTACACCGTATAAGCCTGCCCTATCTCGTATCCATTCGCCACCGCGTCTTTGTCAGACATTGGCTGAGCCAGGCATTTAATCACACTCACGGGATTATCGCCGTACTTCCTGGATATTCCCGTCCCCACCTGTGTCTTTCTGAACACTTTGGCGCTGTGGTTCAGCAACAACATCACACTCTCCTTAATCGATACGCGTTCAATATCATCGCCACACTTCCCTGCTCGCCCACGCCAGAGCCGCTCTGAGCGCCGTTTGTGGTCGCACCTGTACTCGAACCGTATGTTATGGAATAACCGCCTGTAGAGGCACTAGAAATGGTCTTAGAGCCATTCTTGTTGCTCAGGTTGTCCTCAATCATCTGAGAAGCTGCCAACAACACGTCCATCGGCACTTCTCCGTCGTCATACTGGGTCGTGTATTTCACTTTCACCTGGTCATAGTCGCCACGGTCGCCCTTGAATGACGTTCCTGTCCTGCTCAACACAATCCGTCCCTGAGAGTTCCAGCCAAACTCTTTTAATTTCGTTCCTCGCACTTCCACGTACTCTATCGACTTAATGTCCACATGAGGTAAAAACACCACAGGGTCATAGTCTAATACGGCTTCAAAGGTCTTTGGGTCTCCGAACACCCGTCCAGTATATCCCTCAATCCACCTATTCACTGCCTCCACGTGCAACTGCATACGTTTTTTCTCTTCCGCAGAGAATGTCTTGCCAGTAATTTGCTCTAACTTCTCTACCGTGATTGCTCCCATATGTCATTACCACCTTTCCTGGGTTACTTTTCCTCTGATTATAGCAGTTTCCACCCACACAAAAAACTGCCCGCAATGGACAGTTTTCTGCTCGGTGAGTTTCCTCACTATTTCTTTTCTGCTGCTTTCTCTTCAGCTTTCACCTCGACATACGGTACAGCGATATCGCGTGCTTCAGCTGCTTCATCGACGCGTGCTTTCTCGCGACCGTCCAGCTTCACCACATCGCCTTTACAGTACGGGTAGATATCAGCTTTGAACTTTACCAACATAGCTTTCTCCTCTCTTACCTAGTACTTACTTACTATTTAACCTTGGTCAACTTAGCAAAGGCTTCGCTCATGATTGGTAAACCAGCCACTCGCTTGAAGATAACCAGAGACATCTTGTCGCTCTCAAGGTCTGTGCCAGTCGTACCAAACTTGATACGGGTAGCTTCACGGTCGCCGATGAGGTAGTTCTTGAAGTCGCCGAACCACACCTCAGTTTCGTTAGTACCAGTACCCAAGTTCTCTGGGATTTCAGAGACTTCGTACACTGGACGACCTAACAACGTAGCAGGTGTACCCTCGGTCAAGCTTGGCAAGTAGATTGGGCGACCTGTGTTGTCTTTCAAGGTCATAATCAAACCAAGTGCCTTAGTACTTACCACGAAGACTGAGTTTGCACGGTACGCTGCGTTCACTTTCAAGGTCAACTTGACTAAGTCGTCCCAAGCCAGTGCCGCGCCCGCCTGTGCCAGTTCAGCAGGGGTAATCTTTGAGCTACGGAAGCCAAATGGTTTGTTAGTACCATCACCACTAACGAAAGCTGCGTTCTCATTGATAGACAAGCTCAGTGCGAAACGGTCTGCCACAAAGCTCTGGAGGCTCGGAGTAGTAGCTGTGTCAACCAAGCTCTCGTGGGTAAACTTACCAAAACCACCCAGTTTGTGAGCTTTCATCTTAGCAATGTCAAAGGTCTGCTTGCTCTCCGTTGGGGCAACACCCTCACCAACCCAGTAGGTCGTAGGCAACGTGCCTTCCAATGGCAGAGTCAGGTCTGCTGGCATGTTTGACAAGACAGTCGCGATTTGGCGGATAGGGCTCAACACACGGAGCTTCTCACGGATTTGCGTGTCCAAAGTCGTAGGGACAAGATATCCACCGTCAGCGTCAGTGCCAACGCTCTGTCCTTTAGCCTTGTAGTCTTTCTCAAATTCTTCGTTCAAAGCTTTCAGTTCCGCAATGTCTTTGTTTGCCAAAGCCTTGTAGAAACGGCTGTTCAAGTCTTTCTCGCGGTCTTCTTCTTTCTTTTCCTCGTTATCTTTACCAACGACTGCGTTTTTTGCTGTGGCAGCAGCTGCTTCTTTAGCTTTCTTGGCTGCCAGCTCTTTAATAGTCATTCCCATTGTCTTTTCCTTTCTTTCTATTTTTCTTGTTCTTCTTTGAGGGCTTTTTCAAACTCTTTCGCAAACTCTTCCTCTTGCTCTGGAGTTAGCTCGGTGTCCTCATCTACCTCATCAGCACCAGAGTGGTCGTCTTCGCCCTCTTTAGCTGTTTCAGCTTCTGATTTTGCCTGCTTTTCGCCTTCTTGATTGTCGTTACTCTCACCTTCATTGTCAGTGTCTTCGTTGTCTTCTGCACCGACCTTGTCAGCGATTGCGTCTAGTTTTTCAATAACTGGGGCAAACGCCTCATTGAATGCTGTGCTTATTGCCTCTGCAACTTTCTGAATGTCTTCGTCGCTCATTGTTTTTGTGTTCCTTTCTTGTTCTTCTTCTTTATTTTTATCACTATCTAGCTCTTCTTGCAACAGTTGCGCCTCTTTGTTCATAGAATCAATCATGAACCGTGCGTCTTTCCGTGAGATTGTCCCGTCTTTGTACGCTAACATCACTGCACGCGGGTTGGCAGGAATAGGCACGATGGAGAACTCCAAGAGTTCGTTGTCTGCAAGGATATCCTTCTTGTCTTCGTTCGTCTTGAAGGTTTTAGGGATAAAGCCTACAGAGACGGTACGGAGAATGCCCGCTTTAATCTGGTTAAACACCATGTCGGCTTTCGGGTTCAACCCCTCTTCACTGAACTTCACGGTAGACTTGGTGCGGGTTACGTCCTTGTCTTTCTCTGTCTCTAATCCTAATGACGTTCCTAAGACGTTCTCTGGCTCTGATGGGTTGTGTCCCCACAGAACGATAGGATTGTTCTTGTAGTTCTCGGTGTCCCATGACTGCTCGACTATCTCGTCCATACGGTCAGGCTGGTCGTCAGAGATGATGAACTGAGCCGTTCGCTCTTTCTCGTTCACGGAGACTGATTTAGAGGTGAATAGTTTGGTGATTTTTCTCATATTTGTTTCCCGTTCTCTTTTTGTTCCTTTTCTTACGTTTATCTTACTACAAATCTTTCATGACGGGTAGTAGCACACAGCGACATCTCACGTGTAGCGGTTGGTGGGCGATATCCTCATAGTTAAAGTTCAGCACTGCGTCGGTCTTTCCCTCTCTCGGTACTATCATCGCGTCACCTTTATTGTAGAAGTTGTCGTCAATTGAGACTGTTCTTTTGTGCATAGCCCCGCAGAACTTACACACTCGTTCGTCTTTACTTGTGTACCAGCATTTGGCGGTTACTTGTCCCGACTGCTTCCACGCTTCCACATCGGCAAAGCCCTGGCTTCTGGTGGTTTCACTCTCTGCTATCTTGTAAGCTCTGTCTTGTGCGGCGTATCCGAATATCTGATTTACTTTTTCTGTTAATTCATGGAGGCTTTCCCCGTTCATCATTCCCTGAGATAGGGCAGCTCGGATTTGCTTCTTAGTCTCTTCAGTGATGGTGGTGGAGGCTTTCAATGGCTCGGTCTCCAAGAACCTCTGTATCCTGAGGCTGATTGGGTCGAATAGGATATCATCGTTCAGATTGAGTGCTTCCAGTGCGTCTTTCCCCGTCTCTTCGATTATCATGGCGTAGATACGTTTCATTGTCGCTGCAAACTCTGATTGGTACTTCTCCCAGTCTGCCATGTCGTCCAGCATTTCCTTTTTTTGCTTCTGTGAGGCTGTAGGATACGTTTTGAGGGCGTTCTGCAACCATTTCAACACATCTTCCCTCTGTGCCTTAAACATCGCCTTAGAGGCTCTTAGAATGAGGTTCTCGTACTGTCTCGCCTGTCGTGTGTACAAGACAGATTTCGCCTCACCTATTGCTTCCAGGTCGTCTTCATCTTTTTTTTGGCTCTTCTCACCCTCCTCTTCCTCTGTCGGTTCTTGTGGGGCTTCCGTGTCTGGTTTCACTATGTCGGTCAACATGTCAATCGGCACTTCATTCAGTGGTCGGTACAGAACCGCTCCTGCTCCGTTCTCCAACGGCGGCAGTCCTCGCTTCTCTCTCACCTCATCGATTGTTAGCCACTTGTTCACTCCCTGAGTGTCCTCTGCTAACTCCTGAGCCTTGTCCTCTGGGATTGGGTTCACAAAGTCAATCTCTAGTGCTGGGTCGTATTTCTCCACCAGTTCAACGTTCAGTAGCTCTTTCAGCCCTCTCACCCGTGGCAGCACCACTCTCTTTGCCATAGTGTAGTCTTGAGCTTCGGCATTGGCTCGGTTCACGTCCTCTGTCATTCCTACGATAGACGGCGAGGTTCTGAACATAGCGAATATCTCATCTTTGGAGAACTTCCGTGATTCTAGGAAGTCCAGGTCTTGCTGGTTCAGAGAGTACGGCACTAGCTTAGCTCCGCCCTCCAGGATAATCTGCTTAAAGGCGTTATCACTGCCCGCATGAGCCTCGTCCATCTGTTTACTTAATCTTTGGTAGACTTCATCGGTCATGACGTCTGGTACTTCCAACACGGCTGATGGTCGTGCTGCGTTAGCGAATAGTCCTCTGTTCCACTCTCGCATACGATAATCAGTGTCTAACGCCATAGCAGAGGCTTTGATGATACTGCGTCCTTGATATGGATTGTCTGGGTCAGGGTTAATGTCTCGGATAAAGCAATCAAGAGGGATATCATGTCCCAGGAAGTTCACTACACTGTCTTCTCGGCTGTCTCCCAGTTTCAGGTTGGCTAGGTGAGACGGTACGACGTGTAGAGCATGTGGCAGTTGGTCAGAGGCAGCGTCCATGATTTCCCCGTTCCGCATTTTCAGAATGTAGGCTTCACCTGTGAGGTTCATGTACTGGTAATACAAGCTCCAGAACTGTGAGCCTCTGAGCCAGCCGTTCGGTCTCCTCAGTAAGTCTAGGATTTCGTGGTCGAAGACCTCCTCACGGTCGCCGTTCTTTCTCTTCCTGTATAGTTTTAATTCCACTGAGGCACACTCTTCTGATATCGCACTGTTAGCAGCAAACACCCAACCTATGTTAGCTCTGAGCTGTGAGCGTTTTGATGAGTAGTTGTTCATACGTGAGCTTCCACTGGTGAAGTCTCCAGTCAAGTATTTGTCCAGGTCAATATGAGGTACGTCTTGGAACGCTGTCCCCCCTATTAAGTTCTTGATTACTCTTCGCATTCTCATCGTTCGTTTCCCTTTTTATTTTCCCTTATTTTCTCTTTCATCTCTTATTATAAATCACAAAACTCTTATCTGGTATTCCTTTTGTTTCTCCTGCCATAGTGCTAGTGCATTACTCCAGAAACTGTCTCCGTGTCCCTCTACTGATTCAAAGGCTTGTAGGTCAGAGGTTACGGCTAGGATTTGGTCGGTCTGTCTTGTATCGTTAATAAGTTCAAGGTTACCACTTAAAACTGCTGTCTGCATTGATACTGCCATTGCGTTCTTGGACTTCATACTAAAGTGTACGGGTTTCATTTCTCTTGGAATTAAGCCTTGCTCTTTGAAGCCCTCAAACTCTCCTCTGGTGTCATCATAGCGTAGTACGTCTATCTTGTATAGCTCGATGGCGTGGGTGAGATACTCCAGCTGTTTCTTATAGTCCCAACCGTCTAGCCATTTGCTTAATAATTGTTTGTAGTGCGTTCCGTCTTTGTCTTCCCACATCTCGAATATAGAAAAGTGTGCTGGGTGTGTGTGCTTTCCTATGTCATATCCCGCTACAACGTCGTGAGAGCCGCTGTAAGACGCTTGATTGATTAAAGATGGGATAATACACGTCATGAGTTCTTTGCGGCTTATATAGCTGTCCTCAGAGTATGATGGCTTGGCTCGATATTCCTGGTTAAATGACTTCTCACCGATGGTTTTTCGTATAGCTTCTAATTCATCAAAGGACTTCCACTCGGGGAATAGGGCGATTCTGTTCGCTTCGTCTTTCATCGCGTCGAGGATAACCACGTCAAATCTCTCTCTCAGTCCCTCATCAAAGAAGAAGTCTGAATACGTTTGAGGTGTTCCCACTACCCTACATTTCCCGTTCTTCTTCACCATGGCGTAGATTTCCAGCTTTATCACGTTGTTTATCTTGTGAATGACTGTAGGAGCTAGCTTGTTCTCTGGGTCTTTTAGGGGGTCGTCAATGTATATTCTTTCGGCGTGAATACCACGCTTAAACGATAGTAGTCCCTCTGGTACAAACCATACTCTAGCTTTTCCATTGTGGAAGTCCACGGTAGAGGCTGATTGTGTATTTAGGTTAGTACAAAAGATAAAGAACGGATTGATTTCTATCATTCTCTTGACTTTGGCTAGGTGGTACGAACTCATTCCTGCCTGATATGAGAAGTAGTGTCCCTCGATATCTTTCTCTGCTGTGAATATGTCGTACATGATTTCTGCGTACAGTCGAGTGGATTTGAAGTGGTCTCGGGCAGTAACGTCCATTGTCCAGTCATTCTCTTCCAGTCTGTCTGCCACAAAACTAATGTAGTCCCCTATGATGAAATGCTCAAAACTCGCTTTGAAGACATGGTTAATAAAGAACTTAAACCCACCCTTTTTCTTACAGCGTCGGCGGACAAGTTCTATCTTGGCTTTTGCCTGTCTTGAGGTCATCTTGGGAGGCATAAGACCCCCTACTCTTCTTCAGCAGCACTTGCACCGTCAGCAATGTTCTTCAGTTCGTCGTCTGTGAGATTGTCAAAGGCTTCCACTTGCCTGATTTCGGATTCTGTACGTGTGGCAAACTCTTTACGCTTTTTCCTCTCTAGCAACCACTGAGCTGTCTTCACGTCCTCTTTCTCCAGTGCTTTCACCACGACTTGGCGCGCCAGTAAGACGGGTTTCTCTTTCAGCAGTGCTTTCTCTTCCAAGAACTCTGGGTTTTCATTCTGGTAATTATAGAGCGTCGAACGAGAAATACCCACATATGCACAGGCTTCCCTGTCCGAACAACCTATACTAAAAGCTTGTTTCAGCTTCTTTAGAACTGCGTCTGTCATCGTGCTTGGTCTTCCTGTCATAGTTAAAATCCTTTCTCAAGATGACGGTTGGTAAGAATATCTTTGCGGCTCATCTCAAAAGTCTCAAGGCAGTGTGGACACATGATTTCAAGAGTGGCGTCTTGCCGTTCCTCTGATTTCTTCTCGAGCTGTTCTTCTAGCTCTTTCTCTTTTTTCTCGACTTGCTCGTCGGTGATTTCAAAGTCTAAATCTTTAAAGCCTGCCTCTAGGTTAATTTCAGGGAAGAATGACTGTACTGTTAGCGGGTCGATAAACTCTTTCAATTCTAAGGTGAGGTTGTCAATGTCCCAGTTTGAGTACTCGCTGGTCTTATTATCCACCACGCGGAACTCTTTAGCTTTCTTCTTGTCCATTTCTGAGACGATTACAGCGATTGTGTCGAACGACTTGTATAATTTACCGTCTTTGTCGCTATTGAGCCTCTGAAGTGCCTTAAAACGCGTATGTCCAGCTATTATGACGTTATCTTTGTCCACGATGATAGGAACTTGATATCCATACGTCTCGATAGATTCCATAACTTTCTGGACGGCTTCATCATTGTTGTCTTTCGCGTTTCGCCAGTACGGTTGGATTCTACTCAGCTTCATCTGTGTGAGCTTGTTTGTTTCTGTGGGCGTTTCCATTTTGTTTTTTCTCCTTTTCTTTCCACTCTTTTTTGTACTTTAGTTGCTTGTCTGTTTCCCAAGCTTTGCCATACTCGGTGTTTTCAAACAGTTTACTAAAGCCTGTGATGTGTTTCAATCGTGCTAACTCTTCTGCCTCAAGTCCCAACTCCTGGCAGATTTCTTGGTCGCTCTTCCCGTTTTGAAGCATGTCGAACACAATCGTACTCATACCTGATACTGAGTGCTTACCTCTCGCTCGGTTGTGTCGGACTGTAGACGCCATTCTCTCATTGATATCCTTGTCCAAAACTACACACGGAAGATATCCGTTATTTAGTTCATAGATATCCTTGTTAGTCCTCATAGTCGTGTAGCGGTGAAAACCGTCCACGATGACGTATTTGTCTATGCTCTCATCTTTGATACAGACAACTGGCATTGTATATGTGTCGTGGAAGATTGACAGATACAAAAGCCTCATCTCGTTGCGTGCCACAGCGTTTGGGTTGTAGTCATTAGCTTGCACTTGCTCAATTGGTATGAACTTCACATTAGCTACAGCGTTGTGCCTACAAAACTCTGGTAGGTGTGAGTTGTCTACCTCGTAAATTGGGCGTTTCTCGGTGTTCTCTTTTTGTTCTATTTTAGTCATAAACTTTCTCTCCTCTCATTCGTCTACGTGCTAATACTTGGTGTGGATTATTCTCCCAGTTTTTAAGCTTCGTTAAAGCGTCATCGTTATTCACTATTGAGTTCACATGAAGCTTATACAGTTCTTTGTCAGGGACGATACCAGCATAAAGCCTCTCATGCTCAGCAAACTTTCTGGCAAGCTTGTTCTTTAGTTCGTCATTGTTGACAATAAGCTTATCCAGTAAATAATCTCTGTACTCTTTCCAGCTCGTGAACATGAACGGCAAGTCTTTCACCCAAAAATCTTCAAAGCCCATCTTGGCGGCAGTGTCTACACCGTTGAGCCTCGCTACTACTCTGTTATAAGTATCCGCCTCAAACTCTTGTAAAAAGAATAGCGACCTCACCGCGGTAACGTGAACAAGGCTCGACACTCGCATGTCTCTGACTGAAGTTCCGTACTGGTACACCGCATCGTAAAGCTTAGAATAAGTCCAGCCGTTGTCGTGAATGGCTTTCCAAACATCAACATAGCTCCAATCGTAAATTGGATAAAATGTATACTGGTCTTTACCTTTGAGCCTCTTACCCCAAGTAATCCACTTATAAGTTACAAGATTGGTCAACCCTGTAAAGCGCGTCGGTGATTCTTCAGTGCGAACTCCGCCTAACATTGCTACCCGTTGACCTGCGAACTCTTTAGCTATAACAGCGTCGTACATTTCGCTAAATCTATCCACTCCGTATGTATTCTCTTTGATAGAAATAGGGTCTTTCTCGTGTATCCACTTGTCTTTTTCGTTCTCATCCCAAGCGTGGAGGAAGGCTTTTTCTTTGTCTTGAGCAGCTGTAGAATTAAACATTTTAAAGGGTGCTTGTATCCAGTACGGCTTCACTCTCGGGTCATACATCACTTCTCTTACCACGTCTATTGTAGACTGCCACTCTGCCTCTTGGTCTATAAACAACACTGGGAGAGGCAATCGCCCCATCTCCTCTGCTACCTCCAAGGCAAGGTTGTAAACTACCACGCTGTCCTTGCCGCCGCTAAACGCTACTACGACATTCGGGAAGTCCTCAAAAAGCTCTCGAATACGTCTCTTCGAAGCTTCATACACTGTTTCTTTTGAATAATACTTCATCTTTCTATGTCCTTTTTGTATATAGTATGACAAGTGCAAAGACCATTGCAAGTATCACATAAATCGCTGAACCACATCGGTATCTCTTCAGGAGAAACAACTTCAAAGCCTCTCTTCTCAAGTGCTACCGACCTATTTGGTTTGAACAGTATCACACTTTTTGTGGCGACTTCTCCCATAATCTTGTCTAGCAGTGTGTAACCAATGCGTTGCCCTCGATATTCTGGGTGAACTACTTGAGCTCCTATTTCTGTAAACTCATCTAAAACTCCAGTGATTGCAATATGTCCTATTGTCCTTTCATCGACTGCTAAAACTGACGTGTCGTATTCTTCTCTCGGCTCTAACATTCCATCAGTCGAACTGCTTTTCAAAAGCTCTATGGCTTGACTGTCTAACTTACCATGATTGATTCTGTATTCCACTACGGTTACCTCTTTTTATTTTTCAGGTGCATGGCTCTTGCAAAAGGCGTAAGGTCAGAGCTTATAGGCTCGTGATGGTTGTTTCCCTTAGTTGCATACTTGTCTTTTTTGGCTCTCTTATAATTGAATATTTCAGGGTGAGGCACTACCGCGTCGTGTTTGTGTCTCCAATCTTTCAACCCTCCCTTAGTTACGACAGCGTGAACTATCAAAGAACCTAGGTATCGATAGTTTTCATAGCCATTGACGTAAGCCTGAGCAGATATCTCAGAGTCTTCATAGCCGATATTGTCTGGCAGGTCAATGATGATGTCTCGGATACGCTTGCCAAAAACCATACCCCCAGCCGTGTGTACTATGCTCTGCTTTATGAACTCTGATTTCATTTTCGGTATCTTTTTTTGTGCTAGCTCAAAGGTGCGACCCCAATTCCCAGAAACACAACCTACAAAATCGTACTTCAAAACCATCTTAGCCATCATGTTGTAGTCTTGGGTAGGCAAAACAATCATGTCATCGTCTAAGTTGCAATAGACATCATAGTCTGATTGATAACACAGTTTACGTCCTCCGAAGCAACCTAAGAGTTTCTCAGAGATTTTGAAGACAGTCCTGTCCGCCAACCCCAATTCTTCAATAAAACGCGTCATATCGTCTCTCTCAGCCTCTGAGTAGCACTGAGCAGCTATGAGAATGTCCCACGTATCATCTACCTCGCCTTTGATAGACTCTAACAATCTCTTTAACCCCTGTATTCTGTTGGGGACTGTGGGGATTACAAAAGCCTTAGTCGCCATACGTTCTATCCTGCTCTCCCTTTAACGACCTGTTCAGTATCCATTCTGCAGACATCGGTTTATTACCTGTCCAGTATTTGTGCCCATTCACCTTATAGACTGTGAATGTTGCTCTGAAGTATTGCTCGGGCTCGCCATTGTCTCTTATAAACTGGACTGCCTTTTCGTATTCTGCCCGTCTTGGGTGGTTTGCCTTGCAGACGATATATTCGTGAGGGGATTTCTTGGCGTAAGTCTTAGCGAACGTCCAGTCCCAGCTTTCCACAAACTTGATAAACTCTTCTTTTGTCATGTCCCTCCTCTAGCTCATAGCAAAATACAAAAGCCACACAGACGCCCACATAGCGAATACCAGCGCAAAGCATGTTGATACCCATTTTGCGATGTAAAGACTGTTACACAGCCTCTCACGACGTTGTAGGGCTTTTCTTTGTTTGATTTGTTGTTGTCTGACCCAAGGTCGGCTTGATATAAATGATGTTTTCATATTCTTAGTTTATATCATCGTGCTTACGTTGTCAACTATTTTTCAAAATATCATATTATTTGCGGCTGTTATAGTGAAGCTGCTGAACATCTCATCTATGCCATCTGTATTTAATAGTTTGTCTGAGACGATTGGACGACCAAACGTCTTCCACTCTGAGCACACATACAGCCAAGCGTCTCCAATGTAATTCTGTGTTAAATCATCATTTGGCTGATACCACTTCAAGAATATGATATTAACATCTCTACCTCGTCTGTGTATGTGGTCTGCTTTCCTATTTAGCGAAAATCGGCTGAGGACATCTGGGTTTGAACTGTCTAACCATGTAAAGCCAATCTCTGGCGTTCCTCTTTTGAACTGTGGATTGTCCTTGTAGAAACTCTCCCAGTATCTGCGAAATATCTTGTAGTTTGAACACACAACTAAATTAGTCATTGGCTTTTTCATGAAGCGCTCTCTCTATTCCTTTAACTTTTGCTTTGTAGTATTCAATCTTTTCTAAAAGCTCATATGTGTATATTTTCTCCGTAGACTTGGAGCGTCGGTCAAGCTCTTGTAGTTTTGAGTACCCATATCTCTTTATCATAAACAAGGCGTATGAGGTGTAGTTTCCTTTTAGAAAAATATTACAGCGTTTGCACTGCGGGTGGACATTATCCTCACTCCACCTTGTCGCATATTTTCCCCGTGAAATGTAGTGTCCAGCATCCATCTTAGTAATGTCTTGAACTACTCCACAGGTACAGCATTTGTTCAATATTCTGCCGTCGGGGGTGATTTTCGCACCCCGCAGCCTGACCCATTTAGAGAAGATTGAATCTAGTCGTTTGACGACCTCTCCTCTGGTCATTTTCTTGTTAATCTTCATAGTCCTCCTTGATGAACCTCCTTGCTTGATTAAAGGTTTTGAACCTGCCCAGGATTTCCACATCTCCGTCTATTCTTGCAAGCTCAATGTTTGATTTTCTCTCTTTGGCTACATCTGCAAACAGCTTTTTAATCCTCTTGGCTTCTTCTGCCGTAATGTGCCTCTTCATTTCATCAAAGTGTGGCGGTATTTCTAAGTCTACGATAGAGAATAGCGCACCGCTCGCTTCCCACACTTCTTGTCGATTTGGGTCTCCAGCTCTCAGTCTTTTCATCTATTCGCTCCCCAGCATGCAACCTAGCATAGTTTCGTTACTTTCTTCTTCAAATATTCTTTTACTCAATCTCTTCTCAAGGTCGTCCACATCTTTGTCTATCTGCTTTTTATGTCTCAAATGACTACCAATCACGACATTAAACTCGTTGTTATAGTCTTGTTTGATTATATCCTCAAGCCTTGTCTCTCTCCAGAACTGCTTTGAGTTTCCATACCCCCAGTCTAGCGTAGGTGAGTTCTCTCGAAATTTGAATTGACAGCGTCTGAAGAAATCAGAGTGCGTAGCGATTGCTATGTCGTTTATGTTGAAGACCTCATCAAACTTCTTAACGGCTATTTCGCAATGTGAGTTGTCGTTTGTGTACATGACTGTAACAGCACACCGCATCTGGTTAGCCTCCAGCCAATCCACCAATCGTTTTACTCGCTCAGAACGTTTGTTTATTAGCTCGTGGTCTACCCTGCAGCTTATCATCGCAGGTATTAGAATGTTCACTCGCTTGGAGCGTGGATTTCCGTTGTACATGCTTCCAAAAGTCTCTGGTATCCCCTCGACGTATCTTCCCATGTCGATGAAGTCGCCTATAACGTCATAGTTTACGCTCATACCAGCACTATCTCCGCCCAAAATCTTGTCATCTTTTTGCATGAAGTCTGCCACTTTAGACGGATTATTTTTGAAAGTGTCCATCGCTTTATCATAAGTCTCAAAGAAATAAAAGTCGTCTTTGCCTACGTTCTGAGAACTGTCGCCGTACTTCCCCGTCTTCAAACTCGTCTCTGTTAAGGCGTTTAAGAATATGTCAACTCCCTCAAATCTTCCGCAAAGCTCTCTATTCTCAAGATATCTTAGGTTTGTCTTGGTTTTGTCGCAAACCTTGCCAAAAATGTAACCGTCTCCTCGCTCGATATCTTCCAAAGTGTTATAGTCTATCAAATCCATCTAGACCTCCTACCAGATTATCTCAGCTTCTTCTGCCTCGGCTGTCTCGTGTGCTTTCTTAGTTTCGGAAGTTTCGTCCCATTTCTTCTTAGCCATGTCGCGGTAGCGAGACTTCTTGTCGCTCGGCAAGTTTTCCACAATCACAGCGTTTAGAACAGTCTCAAAGTCAAGCCCGATATTCAGTAAAGAGCAACCTTTAGTAGTGGCACGTGGCGTTACCAAAGCGCGGATACCGTCGTTCTCAATAGTCTTTCTCAGCTCTCGCACCACCTTGAGCCAATTCTTGCCAGTGTCTCCGTAGGCTTCTGCCATTTTGTCTTCCAGCTTCTCATCAATGTCCCAGACTAAGACGGCAAAGCGGTCAAGGGTGGCAGCGTCAAGCTGGTTACGACCGACATACATACGGTTAGCGCCGTTTCCAAACGTGTTAGCAGAGGCGATAAAGACAAAGTCTTTGTGTTGTTCCACCATTTTGTCTGGAAAGGCACAGAAGCCGTTAGAAAGCGCCGCATTGACCTGGATAAGAACGTTAGCGTTGCCAGCGTCGATTTCGTCCATCAAGAATACTCCGCCCTCCTCATACGCTTTTCGGAAGAGTGTCGGTACGTAACCGCCAGAGGCGTGCATGTAGCCGATTATGTCTGATTTGGACGTTTGAGCACCTACAGACATAGTGTAGTGGTTTAATCCCAGTGCCTCAGCGACTTGAGTGGCAGCGTGTGTCTTTCCTGAACCTGCCATTCCGACTAACAGCACGGGTATTTTCTGCGAAGCCATCACAATCAGATTATCTAAGGACTTGTGGCGTAGACCTTTAACGTCATGTAGCTTGCCGTCATACTCAACTTTTATCGGCAGATTTTCTTTGATTGATTTCTCGGCGTTTTTCACCAGCTTTTTCAGCTCTGGTATTTCGCTTGATATTTTACTATCGATTTTGTCTGAAACTGTCTTGTCAATTTCATCTAAGAGGGTGTTTAACCCAGAGAAGTTTGCCATATTTCCTATGCATCTCCTGATTTTATTTAATAAAAAAGTGAAAGGTGCGACCATTTGCAAGACGGCAGTTTTTGCAGTATTCTTAACAGAACTTAACAACATCTTTGTTTGAAGACACCACTCTAACGATTGCGTCCGTCAAAATTACAGCGATATCTCGCGACGACTCTTCCTCCAGCAGCTCTTTATAGCTTTTGGCATTGTGCTCCTTGAACATCTTCTCGACTTCCTTGGACAGAGCTATGTCTAGTTTAGCTATCAAAGGAATGTTCGGCTTATCAAAAGTCTCTTCATCTTTTGCGTTTCGCTGGTAGACAAACCGCATGAATAGCAGAGTGTTGTACAAGAGAACGTAACTGCTAATATCCTTGTCCTCTTCAAGTCTTTCAATAAGCAGCGATACAGAGTTTGCCGCCCACAAAGCGGTAGCCTTAAAGTCGTAGTCTTCTTCGTTGTCGAGAGTGGAGAAAGCCAAGACGCATTCTCTGTAGGTAGGATTACCTTTCAAGATATCATTCATCGTGTAGACGTTTTCGCCGTTTACTTTGATGAAGTCTTCCTTTTCTTCAGGTTTGCGTTCGTACTTCATTAGTCCTCCGTACTCTCCTTAAAGTTTTCTAGGCACACAGACAGCGCTATCAGAGTTTTATAGACAGCTGTGTCGTCTTTTTCATGCTCTTCTTTGTAGGCCTCAAAAACATCTTCGCCAACTTCTCTTGCAAAGAGAATAGCCTCAAGTCGGGACAGACCAAACACAGTCTCGGCAGTCATGGCAAGTACCGCTTTCATTTCTGTAACGTCTTTAATCTCAATCTCTTCTTTTTCGATAGCATCTGCGACCATCAAAACGCGTATAGCGGTCTTCATACTCTTAAAGGTGAAAGAGTCTTTGCCATGACTTTTTGTGATAGCCTCTGCCAACCCATCAGCTTTTTTTCGTAGTTCGGGTTCTCTGTTAATCGCTCCCTCCAAACCTTTTGAGAGCTTATCCAGAATATACAGCGCTTCCTCCTCTGGTGACTTCTCTCGTTTTTTAGTGGTTTTCTTAGGCATTGATTACCCCTTTCTGGTGATTATTTAATACATCTCTATTATAACTTAATCGTGCTTAAATTACAATACGTTCTTAGTTTAGTTTCAGGTTTCAATGAAGTCTAGTTTGTAATTTTCAAGATACCTCTCTATCCTTGCGTTTCTCAATCTTTGCGCGGCGCGTCTGTATTGACTTTTCAACCGCTCTTTTAAGTACGCTCGGGTCATGAAAGCCAGTTTTTCTGCCACAGGCTTTGCCCCCTTTTCTACCTCTCTCACGAAGTGTCTCAGTATCGATTGCATTTTTAGCTCCTCTCTTAAAGTTCCAGCCTCTTTGCTTTCTTTCCTGATTTTTACTGTCTACGACCTCCATCTTCTTTGTCCTTTTCCAAATAATAGCCATAGGTGATTGCTGCGACTATGCTGATTAGTCCCAAAACAAAGACGGTGGTGAGGACACCGACCAGCCCTGCGTAAAGATAGACTAACCCCAATCCGCTGGCTATCGTCGTTATTACAATTGCTATAAACATATCTTCCTCCTTGTAAGTAAGACTACATCGATTATACTATACTGCTTTCTCTGCCTTACAAATCACGAGAAAACCCACACCATAAATCGCACTATCAACGCCATAAACATCGCTGTTACAAATATTGCTATTACCATTGCCAGGATTTCTCCGACTGCTTTACTAAATTTTTTCATACTTCTTCCTTTCTTTTAAACCAATTTCGAAACTTGTCCGAAATGGTTTTCTACTGGGTACGATTTGTACCCGATTAGTTTAATTTTACCCAGTTTTTTGACGTATGGCAGGTCATCGGTCAATGGTGTTTACCTATTCAACAGGCTCTAGGTTTTTAATTGCTTTCTCGACATCAGCTTTGTTGTACTTCTTGTTATTTATTTCAATAGTAGGCTCTGGAGCGGTTGACTCAATAACACTATAGCCAAAATTCTTAAGGTCATGAGCTGTATACCAGGCGGATGTAGAATTATAATCTTCGAAATCGCTCAATAAATAGCAGCCATCAATTACCGCTAGAACCTTTCTTACGCTGTAGCTTGTTCCGACAAAGTCGCCAGCACAAAGATTGTCTAGGGTTTTCTCAACAGGCTCTAGCATCTGGTCGCTCCAGTTCCATCCGTTCTCTGTAGCTTTATAGTAGTTTTTATGTATATTTCTTATCGTGAATACTTTACCACCCATTTTCGCCATGGAACTGTCACAACGCACACCATCATAATGCTCATCCATGACAAGTCCCTTGCGAACTTTGACTTTATCGCCGACTTTGAATTTATTTGCTGACATTAGACTTCTCCTAATTTTTTAATCAATTTTTATCCTATTGCGCACAAATCCCTATCAGAGCTTTTATAATAACTGCTATTAGTGCAACGACCGCCACTAATATTAAAATTGCGATAGCTCCAAGCAATACTGCGCCAATCCAAGAGACTACTGTCATCACCGACATTCTTCTTGTTCTCCTTTCTTAATTCCAAAATAAGCTAGCCATTCTTTCTCGTGTTCATCAATAGACTTTTGAGCGTCTTCCTCAGTCTCGTAGCGTACAGGCTCGCCTGCGTCTACCCAACTAGCTGGATATATTCTTAAACTTTCTGCGATGTAGTCATAGCCTACAGAGTAACCACCCTTACCATTCTTAAAATCTGGCTTAAACGTTGACGTTCGGCGTAGTCTGACTTCAGCTAGTTTGCGGTTGCGGGCTTTTTTGCATTCTTCTTCGGTGCGATAAGTATTTCCACTGTCAAAATTATAGGCATCAGCGATAGTGTTACTACATTTTGTGCAAATAACCGTTCCCCAATAATCGACAAACCAATATCTATCGCCAGGCTGAGGCTTCCAGTGAATACTGTCTGTCGGCTCTTTGACTTCCTCGAACCATTCGTCAAAGTCATTGATTTCACTAACGAGAATTGAAACTTCGTTGTTTGATTCATATTCTTTCAGGATTTTTGAGCCGTCCACTTTTCTAGTTATTTCCCGAAAGGTCGTCCCAGCTTTGACAGTGGGCATATTCTTTAGCAGTTTATACTGTTTCAAAACAATACCTCCTGTCCCCGCTCGTCTTGGATACGTGATATAGCCAAGATGAGTTTTTCTAATTCTGAGTAGCTGTCTAAGGCGTCGCTCTTCATCTCTGCTAGAGTTTCGTCGTCAAACGTCTTCAGTATCTCGAACTGTCGCCGTTCCCGCTGCTCGTCTAGTGCTTCTCTAGGCGTTTCCATTCTATTCTCCCATGTTTTCTAAGGTAGCTCTGATATCACAGCCTACCGTTATTATTAAATCGACTGCTTCTTCGTACATCTTTGGTGATAGATGAACTCTTTGGAAGTCAATCTCTTGATTGTGCTGATTGAACTGCATGTAGTCAAATACTTGTGCCTCTGGGAATAACACTTTGTAAATCTTATGCTGGATACCGTTTGCGTAAGTCGATAGCGGCGTTTTTCCAGTCTTAAAATCTACCAGGTGCATGTATCCGTCCACAAAATGACACAGGTCAACCCGACCTTTTAGCTTCAGCCAATCTGTGAGTTCCAGTTCTCTGGTTAGCTCTGTACCCCATCTTTCCAACGGCTCTCCACCGAATACTTTTGGAAGACAACCTGTGGCTTTTACCTCTGCCTCCCACTCTTTGTGCTTCTCAATTCCGTACCGCGCAGCCTCGCTGGTCTCTCCCCAGTCTCCTTTTAGGGCTTTGAAGACACCCTCGTAGTCTCCTGCGAGCCACCAACTTATAAGTGAGTAACTGAGCTTGATATTCATACGCTAGCCGTGTGAACGTTGTAGTTCCCGTCTTTATCTAACATGTTATTTTGTCTTAAGATACTGAAAGCCGACTCTATAACCGACATTCCACCCGTAGCATAGACACCATCGCCAATCTTATACCCGTACTGCCATACTACCTCTAGGGCAAAGTCAATCAAGTCTTCATTCAAGTCTCTTGTGTAGTCGTCAACCACTTGTTCAATATCTTCAAGGGCTGATTTCTTAATCCTTTCATAGACCTCTGCCCCGTTTGGTTCATCTGCTTTAGGACTATAATCAGCTAATTTTCTAGCTGCAAGTCCTCTAAAGTTGTTTTCTAGGCATTGCTCTATTTCACTTTTTACGGTAGTTTTCATCTGCCCTCCTACTTCAATTTACTAATGCTGATTTTCTTTTGGCGTTTCACCTTTTCTATCCCATCTGGGAGCTTGCCGTCGTGATTTTCAATATAGGCTGATACCAAATCGGTGTTCAGTGAGTAGGTGGTTTTCGTCTTGTAAAACTCTGGTGAAGATTTCTTTGGGTCAACCAGTTTATACAAAGCTCCAAACGCTCGATACTCGACTTTGATTTTATCTCCCCTTGCCCCAGAGAAGTCTGGGTTCAGTTTCAAGCCGTTAGTTTCAAGATTACTCTTGACTTGCTCGATAACGTTATCTAGCTTGTCTTTGATTTCAAGCAGTTTCGCCAATTTGTCCTCAGCGTTTTTATCAAAGACGAACTTGCCACCATCTTTGGCTGTTATGACGATATCGTCTGTGTCGATTGTGATTATCATTCTGACACCTTCTTGAGGCGTTCCATTGCCTCTTTTTTCGCTTGCTCTTTGTCCTCATCTGAGGCTTGGGCAGGTGTGAAGTCCTCCACAATCTCAGCCTCTTCATAGACTTTGCCAAGATTTGGGAACGCTGCCCGCAATGCTTGAGCCTCGGCACATTTCGCTAGCATGACTTCTGGGAACTTGCGATACATGTTTCCTAAAGCACTGTCCCCTGGGTAATAGTCTTCCCACTGAGCTGAGCGTGAGGTCTTAATCGGTATCCCGTCCACCACTTTTATGACAGTTACCGTGGCAGTGTTTGGGACTTTCTTGGTTTTACTCCCGACTTTAACCGTTAGCCCCGCCTCGTAGTCGAACTTTGGCAATTCTGAGCCTCCGTATTTTCCCGAACGCTCGGCTACTGCTCGCATTCCATCAATTCCTGTCTGGATTGTGAGTTTTCCACCCCTGTAAATGGCGTAGATTTCTCTCCTGGCAGGGTTTAATCCTGTAGCTTGGCAAGTCTGAGCATAGAAAATCATCTCTTCCATGGTCGGATTCTTGCCTTTACCCGAAAACAGCTGCTCTTGTATCAGCTTCAACCACGCTTGCGGACTTGCGTCTTTTGGCGCGAACTTCGCAAGCGTGCTTACGTCTTCGCTCATGTTTCTCCTTTCTGGTGATTTGATATTGTAGTTCCAGTATAACACAATCGTGCTTAAATTGTCAATAATACGTCTATTCTGCCATTATTCCTGCAAATACTTTGTGCGATTGAGCGTAAATAGGCTCTATTTCCGTTTCTAACGCCCTCTGAGGCGTTTTAGTTCGCTTTTTGAGTATTTACCCATTTTGAATTGTTAAAGACCACACAGAGCGTTTACGCAGCATTCTGCGGTTCGTCCTCATTGCCATGCTGTGGGTATCGTATCGCGTCCAATTTGTCCAATACCTTTGTCTGGCTCAGACTTGCCCACTCGCTGCCAGGTTGCAAAGGACCTCCGAAGTGCTTATAACCGACAACAAAGACTGGTTTACCGCCGTATGGATTGATTTCCTTGACGAAGTAATAGCCTATTCCAGCTTGCATATGGTCAATTGATTTCTTGTCCGTTGCTAATCTCGGGTTTAAACTTCTAATCGCCCAGCGCCACTTCACAACGCCTGTCATTGCCACAGCCCCATTTCTCTCAGGTCTTGTAATGAGATGTTCTCGTCATTGAAGTCTGGCGTTTTGTCCTCAGCCCTATTCGCCCACTCTTCCGCTTTCTCTGGGTGTTCTGCCAACCAGTAAACGTCTCTATCGGCTCTCCAGCCTGTTTTATTCTCGCCCATGTGGAACGGCGACTTTGATATCGCGATATACGCTTGCCTTAAGCGCTCTGCACTTCCTAATTGTTTTATTCGCGCTCTTAAGTGGCGCTTCCGCTTGTCGGTTAATGCTATCCTGTTTGGATTCTTCTGAAATAAATTACAAATGAAAAGATGAAGTGCCAGCAATTCATCTGAATTGCGTATATTACTACGTTCTATATTATGTTCTATATTATTAGTTAATGATTCAGACATTTTGTTGGTTTCTGATTCAGACATTTTGTTGGTTTCTGATTCAGACATTTTGTTGGAATCAGATTTTGACGTTTCGTTACCTACTAAAAGCCTGTAGTGTCTGCATTTTACTTGAGTTCCTTTTATGTACGTGTTCTTCATTTCGATATAGCCCAACTCGACTAAGTGGTTTAGCGCTCTTTTAACTTGCCTGTCAGTCAACCCGGTGTGGTTTCTCCAATCTTTCGCTGTATACCACGTGAAACCGTCTTCTCTAGTCGTTTCCTTGTGCAGATAAACAAGCTTATTCAAGACTATTGCTTCAACAATGCCTATTTCCAGCGCTAAATCGACATTGTAGCCAGCGCTTACGCCCATGCTTACTATTTGGTTGGCTGAAAACTTCATTTTGTAGCCCTCATTCTCATTTGTCTCATAATCTCTTCATCTTCTTCGAGTGTAGGTGCGTCCAGATAGAACTTAACTCTATCATCGTCAATCTTAAAGTGGTTACAGACAATAGGTGAGTGAGCGGACGGTCTGTCTCTTTTAATCCGCATTTTCTTCATCTGTATGAACTCTTCTTCTACTAGAGCTCTAAGCGCTCGTCTAATTTGTTCAGTCGTTAGACATGTGCGGCTCGCCATTTCTTTGTATACGAACCATGTCCAGCCGTCGTCTCGCATTCGTTGCTCTCTGAAGCGAATGATTTCGCATAGCACAATCGCTGGCACTAAGTCGCAGCCCTCCACAAGGCTGACATCGCAAAAAATTGGGCGCTTGCCCTCTTTGATATCTTTGGTGGTTATCACAAAACCTACCCTCCTTCCACGAAAAAAGCCAGCCAACCTATAAAAGAATGATTTGTTTGCGTATAAATCGGCTGACTAGCTCATTTCGTGCATTCTTTTTATTATTTTATACGCTCTTTGATTATAACGCGTATTGCTTCCAATGAAAATACCCGCTATTTCGCGTTCTAACGCCCTCTGCGGGGTTTTAGTGCGAAAGACGGGTATTTTTCCAGTCTCACATGTCGTGGCTCTCTAAGCGCCTGTCAAGCCTGTCACAATAATCACCCAAAGCTTTTATACCATTACTCAGGTTTTCAATCGTTTTACACAAAGCTTGAATATGCTCTAAGG